AGAACCAAAGAGGATGCAGTCACCACAGGATTCAGTGAGGATCAGGTAATCAAAGCAGCACAGAAGATGGCAGGTGGTGAAAACACAGTTATCTTTGAGATGCGTAGTCATGATGATCCAATGCAACTCCTGGACTATGTTAGACTTGCAGCCACAGTCTATGGTGCAGAGTACATCTTCATAGATCATGTCCAACGTCTAGCCTACCTGTCAAACTCTGGTGTTGATGCAGCAACCAGTACGTTGACAACCCTTGGTTCACGAATGGCGCAGCTTGCCAAAGAATTAAATATAGGTGTTGTATTTATATCACAGGTCAACGATGATGGACGCACCAAGTATGCAGCATCCCTTGAAGAGGAAGCTATCGTCTGTATAAAACTCAACAGAGATACTGAGTCAGAGGATGATGTGGAAAGAAACACAACTCATTTTATTGTTGATAAGAACAGACCCTTTGCCAAGTTAGGCAATGCAGGGTCAGTATTCTACGATCCTGAGACAACTGTTCTTGAGGAGGTGGTGTTCAACGTATGAGGATTGTTGTCAGCGACATAGAAACAAACGGTCTTAACGACAGCGACAAACTCTGGATCTGTGGTGGCAAGGATATTACCACTGGTGAGATCTCTAGGTTTGATAACTGTCACGAGGATGAGGTTGCTAGGCGTGAAGCAATCAAGTGGTACAAATCAGCAGACATGATTGTTGGTCACAACTTCGTACAGTTTGATGCACCCATGATAAACAAACTCCTTCAACCCAGATTGATAGATCCAAAAAAAATTGTGGACACTCTCCTGATTAGTAGGTTGGTGAACTACGATATCGAAACACCCAAGGGTGCTAAGTTTCCTCACAGCCTACAGGCTTGGGGTATCAGATTAAACAAACATAAAGGAGACTTTCATGAGTTTGATAAATTCAGTATCGAAATGGTTGACTACTGGTATCAGGACATCGAGGTTACAGAATCTTTGTTCAGTCATTTCAATGATATTATTTGGAGTCCTGATTGGCGTAAGTCTCTAAGGACAGAGCACGATGTACAGATAGAGCTAGTCCGTACACAACATTACGGTTTCTTTTTTGATAAACCAAAGGCAGAGTTCCTTCTCAACTCAGTCAAGACAAAGATGGTCACACTGGAAGAGCAGTTCCAAGTAGACTTCCCACCCAAACTTACTGAGGTTAATCGCATCAAGTATCGACTCAAGAAAGATGGTGGTGAGATGGCTACAGTTACAAAGGCTAAACAAAAGTATGCCATGACAACTGTAGAAGATGATGACCTAGTTTGTTTTGATTGGATAGAGTTCAAGCCAGGATCTGCAAAGGACAGGATAGATGTTCTGTGGGATGCAGGGTGGAAGCCAGTAGATAAAACTAAGACTGCTATAAACTTTTCTCGAAAGAAGATAGGTGATCCATATGGCAAGTCAGTAGCCGCTATGGACGAGGATTTCTACAATCAAAAGAAGAAAGACCTAGATAGATACGGATTTACTGTATCAGAGGCAAACCTTAGTACACTGCCTGAGACAGCACCTACAGGAGCGAAAGCTCTAGCCCAGTGGTTGACACTTGAAGGACGCAGAAGCTCACTGGTTGAGTGGCTAGGGCAGTGTGGTGACGATTTACGTATTCATGGTAGGATAAATAACATTGGAGCATGGACTGGACGCTGTGCTCACAAAGATCCTAACACTGCTAACATATCTTCTCCGTTTCATGGTGAACCTAAGTCAGCAGTGGATGAAGTCAAGAAACAATTTGATGTGCATTTACGTGCCTGTTGGACAGTTCCTTCTGGCTCTTGGCTAGTTGGTACAGATGCCGATGGTATTCAGTTACGTGTGTTAGCTGACTATCTCTGGAGACACTTTGAAGCAGATCAGTATGCACAGGCTATCATGAAGGGAAAGAAAGAAGACGAGACAGATATACACAACGTCAACAAGAAAGCCTTGGCAGTTCCAAATGGAACAAGGGATATGGCAAAGACTTTTATCTACGCTTGGTTATTGGGTGCAGGTGTGGCAAAGACTGGTCAGATACTCAAGGTCAACATGAAGGAAGCACAAGAGGCACGTACTCGTTTCGAGATGAGCATTGATGGTTTATATAACCTGAAGAATCAACTCGTGCCTTACATTGCAGAACAGGGATACTTTACTGGGTATGATGGACGTAAAGTTCCAGTGCCTAACTCACACAAAACATTAGCAGGGATATTGCAGAACGGTGAGGCTTGCTTGATGAAGCACAGCCTACTCAAGTGGCACGACAAAGCTAGACAGGAAGGGATAAATTTTAAGATGGTTGGTTTCATCCATGATGAATACCAAGTAGAAGTAATAGGAACAGAGGAGGAAGCCAAAAGGTTAGGACAGATACAAGCAGATTGCATGTTAGAAACTGGTCAGGAATTAGGATTTAAAATACCTACTCCAGGATCATATGACATAGGAAAAAATTGGGCTGAAACCCATTGACAACTACAGTAGAAACAATTAGGTATAACAACAGTAAAAGAAAAGGAGGGCAATATGCCATCAACACAAATTGATATTAAAGGTACACTCGAATGGGCAAAAGTATTTGAGTCCAACAGAGACCAAGCAGAGTGGAATACCGATACTAACGGTGAGTACAAAGTTACTGTAACCACTGATAAGAAGACAGCAGATGCTTTGAAGAAAGCAGGATGTCAAAAAAAGATGGAGGAAGTAGATGGTGGGGTTCGACTCACTGTGTCACGTCCTCACACTGGCGCTGAAGACTGGATGGGTGGTGAGCCTGTCGTTGCTGATATTTCAGGTAAGGCTTGGAATCTAGATGATAAAGGTCTTATTGGTAACGGAAGCAAAGGTATTGTCAAAGTTGAAGTGTATCGTACAAAGAAAGGTCTTGTAGGCACACGCCTTATGGGTCTTCAAGTTCTTGATCATGTGACCTACAATCCAGAGGAATCACCCTCTGAAATGTTTGCAGATCACAGTAAGAGTTCTGGTGGTAAGTCTTCCTCCCAAAAAGAACCACAGGACTCAGTACCCTTCTAGGTTTTAGTTCCTTTTTACCCTAGAAGATTAAGCCCCCATCTTTTTCGTTCATTTTTAGGTGGGGGCTATTACAAAAAAAGGATATACAATGCCCACAATAGACACCCTCGTTAAAGATATGGAAGACACCATCCTTGGATTAAAAGGGTGGGATCACATCGTTGGTTTAAAGATGGGTGACTCCATTGCCAAGACAGCATTCCAAAGATTCAGTGAACCACAGAAACCTCGTAAGTATCTATCCTTCTCTAGTATAGGAAGCCCTTGTCAAAGAAAACTTTGGTACAAGATAAATGATACTGAGGCTGCAAAGCCTTTGTCTGCAGCAGACCTGTTAAAGTTTTTCTACGGAGATATGATAGAAGAATTAGTTCTGTCTATTGTCAAAGTCTCTGGTCACGAGGTGACAGGTGAACAAGACCGCATGTACATTGGAAGTATGGCAGGTCACAGAGATGCAGTGATTGACGGTATGACAGTCGATGTTAAGTCTGCCTCTCCTTATTCGTTCAAGAAGTTTGCAGAGGGCAACTTACGTGAAGATGATCCCTTCGGATACATTAGTCAGTTGAGTTCTTATGTTTATGCTGCAAAGGATGATCCTCTTGTAACAAACAAAACGCATGGGGCTTTTCTTGTTGTAGATAAAGTTAACGGAACAATATGCCTGGATGTTTATGACTTCTCGAAAGAGTTAGAACAAAAAGAAAAAGAAATAAAAACTGCAAAGAAAATGGTTAAAGGTAAAATACCTGACCGTCCTTTCAAACCTGTTCCTGTTTCTGAATCAAGTCCTAATACAAAACTACCAAAGACTTGTACCTTCTGTGATTTTAAAAAGAAGTGTTGGCCTGAAGCCAGGAAGTTTGTCTACAGTAATTATGATTCTTACTTAGTAGATGTAGTTAAGAAACCAAACGTGCCAGAGGATCTTACCTACAATGAGCAAAAAGAAGTTTAACGCAGCAGCACTCAGGGCAGGGTATCGTTCTGGTTTTGAGGATGAGACAGCCAAGTATCTAAAAGAAAAAGGTGTAAAGTTTACTTACGAGAAAGAGCGTATAGAGTGGCTAGATATTAGAACTCGCCATTACACACCTGATTTTATTTTAGAGAATGGTATTGTCATAGAAACCAAAGGACGTTTTGTATCTAATGATAGACGCAAACATGTCGAGATAAAGAAACAATACCCAGACTTAGACTTACGTTTTGTATTTCAGAATAGCAAAGCCAAGTTATACAAAGGAGCTAAGTCTTGCTACGGTGACTGGTGTAAACGTCATGGTTTTAAATACGCAGATAAAGTAATTCCTGATGAATGGCTAGAAGAATAATCTTGACGTGTTTAATTTAATTCTTATAACTTGGAGATTCCTGTGTTGTTTGAAATAACAATGCTGTTAAAGCTAGACCCTGACGCTAACTTTATAGCCTCAGATAAAGATGGTGCTGCGATAGGACTTGAACAAGTTGTGTCAGATACCATCTATGATATAGACGATGTTGAAATAGTAGAAATAGATGTAAAGGAAAAATGATGCTAACACGACAAGACTTAGAAGACATGGGATACTTTGAGGCTTTTGATGAGGTTAAAGAAATCAACCTGTCTGATTATGCAGAGTGGGTTGAGAATAAGATTGTAACCACTGGTGATAAAAGAATATTAGAAAACACTATGGGTTTTATTGGAGAGACTGGTGAGTTCTTTGAGAAGATAAAGAAACACGTAAGAGACAAAACACCACTGGACAAAGAGGGTGTCACACTTGAAGCAGGAGATGTTCTTTTTTATTATGTAGCCCTGTTAAATGTGTTAGATATAAAATTAAAAGACGTTCTAAAAAAGAATATGCAGAAGCTAGATAGCAGAGAAAAAAGAGATAAAATAAAAGGATCGGGAGATTATAGATGAACAATTACTTACCAACGGACTATCAATCATTCATACACACATCAAGATATGCTAAATACTTTGATGGTAAGGGCAGAGAGTCCTGGCCTGAGACAGTAGGCAGATACGTTGAGAATGTAGTTAGGCCAGTCGTAGACACAGAGACAGCTAACGAAATAGAACAGGCTATACTAGGTTTAGAAGTTATGCCTAGCATGAGAGCTATGATGACAGCAGGTATAGCTTTAGATAGAGACAACACAGCAGGGTACAACTGTAGTTACTTACCTGTAGATGACCCAAAGTCCTTCGATGAGGCTATGTTTATCCTCCTCTGTGGTACTGGTGTTGGCTTCAGTGTCGAGAGGCAATTCATTAGCAAGCTTCCCGAAATTCCTAAACTCTTCCAGAGTGATACTACCATTGTGGTAAAGGACAGCAAGGAAGGGTGGGCTAAGGCGTTTAGACAACTACTGGTACTCCTTTGGGCAGGTGAGATTCCATTGTGGGATGTAAGCAGGGTTAGACCTGCAGGTGCGAGACTCAAAACATTTGGTGGTAGAGCTTCTGGCCCTGCTCCTCTTGTTGATCTATTCAACTTTGCAGTTAAACTATTTAAAGAAGCAGAGGGGCGTAAGTTATCCTCAATAGAGTGTCACGATCTAATGTGTAAGATCGGAGAGATAGTAGTTGTAGGTGGTGTCAGACGTAGCGCCATGATTTCTCTATCTAATCTATCAGATGATCGTATGCGTCACGCTAAGTCTGGTAACTGGTGGGACAATGAACCCCAACGTGCCTTGGCTAACAACAGTGTGTCGTATACAGAGAAACCAGACAGTCTATCTTTCATGCGTGAGTGGATGGCACTAGTCGAATCAGGGAGTGGTGAACGTGGTATCTTCAATCGGGAAGCAGCTAAGAAACAAGCTGCAAAGAATGGCAGACGTGCTGCTGACTATGACTTTGGAACTAACCCATGTTCTGAGATTATTCTTAGACCGTATCAATTCTGCAACCTTACAGAAGTTGTTATTAGGGCTACAGATAACGTGGATGATATTGCTAGAAAAGTTAGACTTGCTACTATTCTGGGTACGATACAATCAACATACACCAAGTTTCCATACTTGCGGAAGGTGTGGACAACGAATACAGAAGAGGAGCGTCTGTTGGGTGTGTCACTCACAGGGATAATGGACAACCCATTAATGACTACAAAAAATAAAGGACTGGATAAAACACTTGAAAATCTACGTAATGTTGCTGTTGTTACTAACGCTGAGTGGGCTGATCGTCTTGGTATTCCACAATCAGCAGCTATCACCTGTGTTAAACCATCAGGCACAGTCTCACAGTTGGTTGACTCTGCCTCTGGTATCCATGCACGTCATTCACCTTATTACATTAGAACCGTTAGAGGAGATAACAAAGACCCTCTTACCACCTTCATGAAGGATCAAGGTATTCCTAGTGAGCCTGATGTATTTAAACCAGACCAGACAACAGTGTTCTCGTTTCCTGTGAAAGCTCCTAACAAGGCTGTGGTTACATCCGATCTATCTGCTGTTGATCAACTTAATATGTGGTTGATGTACCAGAGAAACTGGTGTGAGCATAAACCATCTGTGACTATCAACGTCAAGAAAGATGAGTGGTTTGAGGTTGGAACATTTGTATATGAACACTTCGATGAAATGTCTGGTGTATCTTTCCTACCTTACAATGAACACACCTATCAACAAGCTCCGTACCAGGAAATAGATAGAGAAGAATATAAAAATCTTTTATCTACTATGCCGAAAAGTATTGACTGGTCTAGACTCAGCGAGTATGAAAAAGAAGACACTACTACATCAAGTCAAACAATGGCTTGTACTGGTGATGTCTGCGAGGTAGTAGATATAGGAGTATAATATGAAACCTTACGTTAGACCATTTCAAAAGGATGTTTATGATGAGGTTGATACACCATCTAAACAGGCGTTGATAAAGGTTCTACTAGCTGAAGGTCATAAGATAGTTTCATCCAAAGAAGATTATTATGCTGACGTAGTTTCTGAAAAGGACGGAGTTACTTATTATCATGAGGCAGAACGTAAAGCACAGTGGGGTCAGGATTATCTAAAGGATAAGAACTACAATGTTCTTCCCGATAGTGGTTGGCCTCCGTCCTGGAAAGAAGTTAGGATACCAGGAAGAAAGAAAAGACTGATAAATAAATACAAAGATCAAATAGAAAATCTTTTCTTTTACGTGTTTAACTTTGAGTATGATAAGGCTTGGAAGATCAAAGCAACTCAGATGACTGATGACGTTAATCACAGACCAGACTTTGCAAGAGTCCATAAGTCTGAAACGTTCTATCATATTCCTTATGAAGAAGCAGAGCTAGTGACATTATGAAATGTAAGAACTGCGGCTTTCTATTAGATGACGATGGTCATTGTGGAGAGTGCGAGAAATACTCTATATCAGATATAATAGACTTAGCAGGAAGGAAAGAGATGAGTTCTAAATTTAATCCAGTTGATAGACCTTTTCATTATAACCATGCAGACGATGGCATAGAGTGTATCGACTACATAAAACAAGTGTTAGGTCTTGATGGCTTTATAGATTACTGTCATGGCAACGTAATCAAATATCAACACCGTCACAAATATAAAACTAATCCTGTAGAAGATATCGAGAAAGCACAGTGGTATCTTGCCAGGATGTTAGAGTCGTTAAAAGAAAAACATAAATGACTAACAAAGATAATAAAAAAACCCTTGAGCAGGAAGCCCAAGAGTTTGTGTCAAAGAAAGACACCACTCAGATAAAGGTGGAGACTGACGATTTTTTTGCAGGTCATGCCTTGTCAGGACTCCTTGCCTCTGGTAAGTATGTCAGGTCTGAGGAGATAGTTGAAGAAGCATTCTCGTATTCAGACAAAATGATAAAGTACAAAAAAACTAAAAAGAAATAACAAACTAAAAAACCCCCAGTTAATCTCTGGGGGTTTCTTTTTAGTCATACGGTTCGTTCTCTCGTATGTTTGGAACTATGGCTAGAAGTTTCATTCTTCTTGTTAGTTCATCTGATATAGTTTCAGACTCAGACAAGTACTCATCTGCTGTTTTAAACCCAAGGGTTTGTGCAGCAGTGTCTAGATTTTGTTTACCCTCTTTACCCTTAGAATAAATTATGTAGTTGTTTCTGATGTAACCTCTAGCTTTTACTGGACTCTCAGCTACAAAAGAATCAAACAAAGCTTCAACTTGTTCTTTCTCTTTTCTTATTTTCTTTCTAATCCAACCCTCAAGAAGATTGGCTTTGTCTAGGTTTGAGATACTATCACTGGCTACAATCTCATCGTAAGTCATCTCTCCATACTTCTTTGAAGCAGGTGCTTTAGACTTCCAGTTTTCAAAGTCTTTGTACATCGACTTGGCTAATCTCTCTCTCAAGACAAGATCAATGTTAGCACTCTTTGTTGCAGTGCTTCCATATATCTGCCAGTTCTTTAGATTGTACCTAGACATTTCTTTTTGTAGTGATGTCAACGGTGGTTCTGCTGTCCTACCAGTAATCTGTTTTAGGGCAGGATTTACTTTACCTCTAGCTACAGGGTTGTCAAAGTCATAGTAGGCAATGTCTGTCTCATCGTTGAAAGACTGTAGGTACTGCA